TCTACGAACGTTTCATTGCGAATGGAGAGATTAGCCTCTTCTCACCGCATGACGTACCAGGTCTCTATGATGCTTTTGGTACTGATACATTTGACGATCTCTATGTACGTTATGAATCAGATGAGTTTACTCCAAGAAAAACTATCGGAGCACAAGAACTCTTTTTAAATCTACTTAAGGAACGTGCTGAAACTGGTCGTATTTACTTGATGAATATTGATCATTGTAATACTCACTCTTCCTTTAAAGATAAAGTAGAAATGAGTAATCTTTGTCAAGAAATTACTCTCCCAACAAAACCACTTCAACATATTGATGGTGAAGGTGAAATTGCTTTGTGTATTCTTTCCGCTATCAATGTTGGCAAATTAAAAAAACTTGATGATTTGGAAGAACTCTGTGATCTTTCTGTAAGAGGATTGGAAGAACTAATTGACTATCAAGGATACCCAATTAAAGCAGCTAAAATTAGTACACAATCTCGTAGATCACTTGGTATAGGGTATATTGGACTTGCACATTATCTTGCAAGAAACAATGTAAAATATGATGATCCAACATCATGTCAACTCGTTCATGACTTGACAGAAGCATTCCAATATTACTTGCTCAAGTCAAGTAACAACCTTGCAAAAGAGAAGGGCAAGTGTGAATATTTTGATCGTACAAAATATGCTGATGGAATTCTTCCGATTGATACATATAAGAGTGATGTTAATGAAATTGTTTCAACTAAATTAAAATATGATTGGGAGACTCTTCGGACATCTATCACCACCCATGGTCTTAGGCACTCAACACTGTCAGCACAAATGCCTTCAGAGAGTAGTTCCGTTGTGTCAAATGAAACCAATGGAATCGAACCACCTAGAGGATACTTGTCCGTTAAAAAATCAAAGAAAGGACCTCTTAAACAAATTGTTCCTCAATATCAATCTCTTAAGAATCATTACACGCTTCTTTGGGACATGAAATCTAATGAAGGATACATTAAAATTGTTGCGGTAATGCAAAAGTTCTTTGACCAAGCCATAAGTGGTAACTGGTCTTATAACCCTGAGAACTACCCTGACAATGAAGTTCCTGTTTCTGTTATGGCACAAGATCTACTTACCACATACAAATATGGATGGAAAACTTCTTACTACCAAAATACATATGATGCAAAAAAAGATGTAGATGAAATAGATGAATCAAAGTCTAATAATGTATTAGATCAAATTATGAAGGAAATGGAAGAATCAGCTGACTGCGAAAGTTGCACAATCTAAGGAGACTTAAATGGAGTTTATTAAAGAATCAAAAAAATCAACTGTCGAAGGTATGACAGTTTTCAATTCATCTAAAGTTGATACTAAAAAACAACCTATGTTCTTTGGAGCCCCTTTAGGGATCCAAAGATATGACTCATATAAGTATCCTATTTTTGACAAACTTACCCAACAACAACTTGGTTACTTTTGGAGACCGGAAGAGATTTCCCTCCAAAAAGACAGGGCGGACTATCAGACATTACGCCCTGAACAAAAGCATATTTTTACCAGCAATCTTAAGTACCAGATCATGTTGGATTCTGTACAAGGGCGCGGTCCTGGGATGGCTTTTATCCCTTATTGTTCATTACCAGAACTAGAAGCTTGTATGACTATTTGGGAAACTATGGAAATGATCCATAGTAGATCATATACTTATATTATTAAAAATATATATCCAGATCCATCAGAAGTATTTGATACAATTTTGGATGATGATAAAATTCTGAGTCGTGCTGCAACTGTCACTAAAGCATACGATGAGTTGATTGATATGGCTCATCAATATGATACTGGTAATATGTGGAAACCTGATTGGAAAGATTCTCCTTCAGCACAATGGGAATCAAAAGAACTTAAACGTAAATTATATCGTGCAGTTGTAAATGTTAATATCCTTGAAGGTATTCGTTTCTATGTTTCATTTGCATGTACATTTGCATTTGGTGAACTAAAACTCATGGAAGGATCTGCAAAGATTATTTCATTGATTGCTCGTGATGAAAGTCAACATTTAGTAATCACGCAAAACATTCTTAAGAACTGGGCGAATGGAGATGATCCAGAGATTTTAGATATCATGAAGGAAGAAGAAGAAAATGTTTATGAGATGTTCCGAGCATGTGTAAGAGAAGAAAAAGAATGGGCTGAGTATTTGTTTAGGGATGGATCCATGATTGGTTTAAATTCTAAATTGCTCGACTCTTACGTTGAGTATATTGCTAACCGTCGTATGAAATCAATTGGTTTCAAACCAATCTTTGATACTCCTATGTCAAACAATCCACTACCATGGACTCAACATTGGTTAAATTCTAAGATGATGCAGAATGCACCACAAGAAACTGAGATTGAATCTTATGTTATTGGAGGTATCAAACAAGATGTTGAAAAAGATTCGTTTGCCGGATTTAAATTGTAAATTTAATTTTATATAATCATAAGGAGATTCCCGTAGTGGGGGTCTCCTTTTTTTAATAAATAAATTCAGATGAATTTAATGAATGTTATCTACAAAATACCGTCTTAGGATGGAATTTATCTGTGACCGCATTTCAAAAGGTCAGGAAGTTATTCTTGAAGATATGATATGGGCAGAAAAGTTAGCTAAGTCACATAGAACCGCTGGAGAGATGCTTAGACGCTCTAGGCGGGTCGCAAACAACCCAAACATGGCAAAGGGTGGGTTAGATGATTTTATGAACCTTATGGACCTAGGAGATCCAGATCCAACCAATCACAGAACTCAATTTAGTGATGCAGATGATATTAAAAATTGGTTTCAACAAGACAAACCTGATGACTGGAGACAACGTGATTGACAAATATATAAATCTTCTGTATAATAACTCTGCCAGGGTTCAAAGGGAAATATATAGCTTATAGTTAAGATTATAATATGAAACCTCAGAGTGCAAAAGCTAAAGGTAGAAACCTACAAAAGTGGGTGAGAGAAAAATTAATTGAATCTTTAAATGTACACCCAGAAGATATTGAATCTAGATCTATGGGTGCTGGTGGAGAAGATCTTATTATGGCTCGAGCTGCAAGAGAGAAGTTTCCACATAGTATTGAATGTAAGAATGTAGAAAAATTAAATGTATGGGAAGCTTATGAACAAGCAAAAGCTAATGGTGGTAAGTATGAACCAATAGTTGTAATGAAAAAGAATCATAAAAAACCATTAGTTGTTGTTGATGCTGAATATTTTATAAGTCTTTTTAATAAATAAAAGAGCCTAACTCTTTACTTATGGAATCTAATCCAAAGAAAAAAGAGGAAACCAAAAAGGAAAACAAATTTGAGTGGGCGGATGAGGGTGTATCAACTCTTGTCCGAGTTATCATACTTGGTTGGTCAGCAGCAATTCTGACTCTTAATTATGTAACTGTTCCTGGGGTTCCTCAGAAAAATATCGATCCAACTTTTATCGCCAGTGTTTTTACTGGAACTTTAGCTACGTTCGGTGTCATGCCTTCTAAGAAGAAGGATGATTCAAAGCAAGCACCTACATTGGAGAAGAAAGATGCAAAAATTGATTAATGGTGTAGCGTTGTTATCTGGTCTAGTTTCTTTATCTGTCCTAGGGGGTGGTGTTTATCTTTATGTTCAAAAGGATACATTAATCGAGCAATCAAGGGAGCGAGTAACTGCTGCTATCACTGAAGCAATTACAGAAGCACTACCAGGAATGGTAGATGCTGCTATTCCAGGAGTCCCTGAGATGACTGGTCCCGCTGTGCCTAGTCCCACTATGCCATTCTAACCATGAATAAACTTAAGATCGTCGCCGCTTCAGTTGGTGGAGTATTTGTTGTAGCACACATAGGTCTGCTTGGATATGTTTTCAGGCAGGAACCTGAACCTGTGGTTCAACCTCCTACATTTAATCTCCCCCGTGGTCCTTACTCTTCTTATAGGATTAAGGCAGGCAAGGATGGTTATGAAATTGAATTCCGTGCTGACGATCCTAAGATTTTAGAATCGGAAAGGTCTCTGGATGTTGACAAGGAACGCAGAGGATTGTTTGGTGGTGGATCTGAGATTAGAAATGAATACCGTCGTGATCAGTTCACCCGTGAAGGTACTCGTAACCTAGGGGGTGCAACAGATGATGAGGGAAAGTTGACTGCCAAACAAGCAGAGTGTTTAGTGGCGGACGCTGGAGCACGAAGTCAAGGTGCAATGGCAGGTAGTGCTATTGCTGCTGGTGTTGCTGTTCCTGCCCTTGCTAGCGTCCCCTATGTGGGATGGTTAGCAGGTGGATGGGCATTGCTTCTAGGACAGAAAGCAGGATCATCACTAGGTTCTACAGTTGGGTCAGTATTTAATGACTGCTAATCTGAGAATTTGGTGAGATCTGTTAAATAGATGTAGTTATTATACACATTATGGCACAATCGACCTATAAGAAACGTCAAAAGAAAGAAGCAACAGATACATTTTTCTTGTATGTATTCTTCCATTCTATTTGGACAGGATTTTTTAAATTATTTGAGGACTGATGCCTGAGATACCTATTATTACAGGCGGGGATATTCGTATTAATGATATTCAAATTAATACTATCCCTACCTATGACTTTAATAACACTTCAACATCACTACCACTAGCAGCTCCAGTAGTTGTAAACATTGGTGTGCCTGTGGTTAATATACCAGGGTGTGTTGAGGCGACTGAAACTAATACTGCTAAAAATAACCAATTACGAGAGGACGATCCTAATGGTGTGGTTACAATTTGCGATTCTGGCATTCCCAATTTTAATCCTCTTTCTTTTGAACCAAACCAGATGATTATGACTGGTCCACCAAAAGTGGATAACAGAACACCAGATAAACTTAAACCACCAGAAATAAAAACAGATATACCACCCCCACCTCCACCACCTACTGCCAAAATAGAATGTCCTACAAAGGTTCAGGTAGCACAAGAACCTGTAGGAACATTAGTAGAAGGATTTAGAAAGGAAGTTGTTGGTTATAAAATCATTGATAAGACGTGTGTTCAGATAACAGAACCAGTTCCATTGCCTACACAAATTCTTGCTGGTCTACCTAGTGGTGGACAGGTAATGCAGGTGGGTGGTATTGCTGTTATTGCTACATCATCAGCACTCATAGCAAAACCACTGGCAGATCTGCTATTGAAAGCAGTCAAACCAGCGATTAAGAAAGTGATGAAAAAGATTTCTACCTTACGTGGTAAGAAACCTCCTATTTTGTCGTCAGGGGAGCGCCGAGCAGAGCAGCGTCAGATGAATGAGGCAGTACGGGTATTGCGGTCTGTTTTTCCTCGGAAGAAGAAGAAACTCTAGGGATATTATGATAGTGTGGATGTCTATGACCTGGTGGATTGTTTACTAAGACATCTGCACATACAGAATAGTATGGTGACTTGGGATGAAATTGAATTCCTTTTAACTTTAACTCACCACAATTTTTAAGACGAGCAATCTCAAAATCTAATCTTTTATTGGCAGTCAGTTGTTTCATCATTGCGATGTTAGAACTTGCTGCTTCCTTACAAAGATCTTGTAATTTTTTATCTGTAGGTGTGCTCCACGTCATAGAGAACCCTACACCTAAACTATAATTATCCTTTTGTCCTGTCCTAGTTCTTTTGTAGAAACTTACATCACCAGGATTATCTAAGATACCATCTCCAATATCATTCCC